GAGTAGCATCGGGAGTGGCAGTGGGAGTGGCGATGGCAGTGGCGATGGGAGTGGCGATGGCAGTGGCGATGGCAGTGGCGATGGCAGTGGCGATGGCAGTGGCGATGGCAGTGGCGATGGCAGTGGCGATGGCAGTGGCTATGGCAGTGGCTGGGGCTGGTGCAGTGGCAGTGGCCGTTGCAGCGGCTATGGCAGTAGCAGTTGCCGTGGTGATGGCAGTGGCTGGGGCAGAACCGTGGCAATGGCAGTGGTAACGGTTAATTTTTTTCTTCTCGAAAGGTGTTTTAAGATGACCAATTATGTGATCGTGCGGACGTTTTCAGCGGGTGTTTTCGCTGGTTATCTTGAAAGCCGAAATGGCCGCGAGGTGGTACTGACGAACGCTCGGCGGCTGTGGTACTGGGCAGGTGCTGCAAGTCTCTCCGAGATGGCCATGAGTGGCACGAAATTGCCATCGGAGTGCAAATTTCCTGTGGCTGTGGATCGGGTGCTGCTGCTTGAGGCTATCGAGATCCTAGACTGCACGGAGGCGGCAAAAATCAGCATCGAAGGAGTGCCTGTATGGACGGCGTGAACAGTGGCACTGGCTGGGGCAGTGGCAGTGGCTGGGGTGATGGCCGTGGCTATGGCAGTGACCGGGGCAGTGGGTGTGGCCGTGGCTGGGTCGATGGCAGTGGCTGGGGCAGTGACTGGGGCAGTGGTAGTGGCTGTGGCTGGGGCAGTGGCAATGGCAGTAGCTGGGGTGATACAACTAAGGAGCAGGCAAAATGCTGTGGATGATTTTAGGATTTATTTCGGTGGTGCTGTTCATGGTCTACCAGTTGCTGGCTCTGCGATACGACTGCTACCACTGCCTGCTGGATGATGACGACGACAAACTAAGGAGATACGAATGATCTGGATGATTTAAGACATCACTTGCAGGCCGTGTATAAACGCTTGTGTTGATCGGAGTGGTAGCCATCGTAAGGGGTGGTGATAGGGCTTGGAGGGTTCGAATCCCTCCCGATCAAATGGGTTTAGAATAGTTTGCCCATAACCATTTGACGATGGAACTGATGAATATCCGGGCAAAGAACCAAGCAACCATGGTGAAGCCCATGTTGTACCGGATTTCATCGGTCATCTGTTGTAGTGATTGTGGTTTACCATCTGTTGGGTGTAGGCTGTTTAGCTGCACAAACTGATCAGCAACTTCTATGGCTTGGATGGCTTTACGATTATGGACAGGGCGACACCGTTTGCCAGTGCTGGATAGCGTGATTTGCGGCAGTTGGAAGTGATCCAGCATCTTATTCTGTAGGACTGTCAACTGCTCTGATGTCATTATTTGTGTGAGGGTCATGTCATGCCTATTTGAAATTGACAGTAATGTTGGGGACCAATGATTCTGGTGTTATAATTGTAACACTGGTGAAGTCATCATTGAACTTTATTTCGCTGATGGACGCTTTGGCTTTAACTCCATACTTACTGGCAGATATTTGGATGGGTGGACTGAGTGTTATGGACTGATCACGGATGCTGAATGTTTGTTGTCCGGGCCATGTGAGAGTAACGCCAATTTTATCATTGGTGTACACCTTGTCTTTCATAATGGCCAATACGATGGCTGGTAATATGTCTGGTGCATCCAGATCGTACTCAAACCAACTGCTCATCAGTGTTCCAGTATCAGAAGTTGACTCCTTGAACAGTTCTGAGAGTGAATATAGCACTACTGCCGTTGACGGTGGTTGGGCAACATCGGCCACCATTAGAGCGGGTGCTGGATCTTCATAAGAGACGTTGTCTTGATGGTCATCGTCATGCAGTGCATACAACTGCTGGACTTTCCAATTGTCCAAGTACCATGATTGCCAGCGTTTGCTTTTGTGAGGGCCAGCGTTTCGCAGATGACTCAAAATAGTGGTGTGAGATGGTTGGGTATTCCCATCCAATGCTATGCTCATCTTGGATACACTGCGGTATACTGCTGGATTGATGCCCCCCGAGTAGGTTTTTTGGGAGTATTCGTAAGGCACGCTGTTGACAATTTTGTTGTGCCTGCTGCGAGACTCCTTGATGGTGATGATATGACTCAATTGCCCACCAGATGCAAGAAATTTAGCTTTGGCAGCAGGGCAATTGGCACACCATGGCTCTGACACCAACCATCGTTGTTCAGTCTCTCCAGATAGCACAGACTCCGCAGTACGGCTAAACTGTATGTTGGCCCCTTCTGGAGTGACAGTTGTAGGCGGCTCTATAATCGCTTCTACGGCTTCATCAGGTTCTGAGAGTAATAATGATAAGTAAAGCGTGCGAGCCTCACTGAGAGCATCTACGGCACTCACAGGGGTACACAGCACCAAAAGGCACAGTAGCGTTGGGATGTTGGGGTTCATGCTATGCCCTCACTGGTTGAGTGGTCAGGTGATGTGGGGATTGTGGGGCCTTCATCGGGATTGTATAGTTTGGGTGACCCAGATGATGGGATGGATAGTGTAGACACAAATGCCAGTTCTTTAGCCCAATCAATCACTCGTGGTGCTGGGCCTGACAAATCTGATACACCAATGGTGGCGGTGTTCTTGTGCTTGGCTTGGCCATCTACGAATGTTTTAGTGTGGTAGGCGTACCCGTTGACACCGTACTGCTTGTAGTGGCTGTTGATTTCCACCAAGTAGACTTTGTCGTTGATGGTGATCCAGTCGATGTAGGCACGGCAGTGATTACCGCCACCACCAATGAACCTGTCACAGATGCCTGCTGAGTTGGGGTGCCAGTTACCCCATGCACCACCCACAACTACAGCACCTTGGTTGGACTGTAGAAATCGCAGGATGGCATCGAACCCATTTAGGTTGAGTGAGTATCCAATTTTGAACTTGGCTGCTGTGGTGTAGCATTCTTGGGGGAACTGGAACCTGTACTGCACTACGTATGGGTATTCAGGTTTCCCATCATCATTGGTATCTTCTGGGAGTAATCCTTTCTTCTTGGCAGCTTCAACTACTCCGTGAATGGTGGCACCGTTGTCTCCACGGATGTTGCTGACTTCTTGGCCACGTCGATATGACCACAGTGGGTTGTACTGCTTCCATATGCCGGTTTGAAGATACCCTGTTACTTCGGCGGCGTTGGTCATTCCAAAGCCAGTACAACTACTCATGCGTCCTTGGTCATCACGTCGCATTAAATCTTTTATGCCACGGGTGGGTGGTAAATTGGGTGCAGCAGATAAGGACATGATATCAAAATCCAAGCATTGCTGGATTAGTTTGGCACGTTCTTCTGCTCTTGGGTTGTACCCTGTAAACTCAGGCATGACTTCTCCTACAGTTTGTGATTTTTAAGATCGTCGGCTAGTGATTGAGGGTTGCCAGTGGGAGCGGACTCTTTGATGGCACGTTGGATGAAGAGGTCATATGCGGCACTGTAGGCTGCTGTTTGGTGAGTGTTGATCCACGTCAGGGCTTGAGCATCACTTTTGAAGCTGGATCGTTGAGTGGCATATTCGGCCCATACATCTGACATAAGTATGCGGTAGGAATTGTGGCATGTATCCAGTGCATCATTGGTGACTTCTGGGAGTATTGGTGTGGGCTTGGGTGCTGTACTGACAGGCACCAGCATAATCCCTACGGCAATAATTAGCAGTACGTATTTCATTGAGGCACCTCAACGGGAGTTATCTGCCGTACAAAGTTGGCTACGGGGTTGACCATGGGTGGGGGCACAGGTGGAGTCATGTCGGTCATGTTTCGAAGTGCTGCCCATTCATTTAGGAGTTGGACAGATCGGCGGCATTTACGGGATTTTGAGTCATTGAATAATACACGGACGGCTACATCAATGTCTGGTGTGTTATCAGAAGACATTGCTGGTCCAATGGGGTTTAGGCGTTTGAGAAAGTTTTTCAGCCAATCACTGGATGACATGTAGGCGGTGATGATGGCGATGGCAGTGGCTATAAGTTTCGTGGTGTTGGTTATTTCAAATTCCGGCATGAGGGTACTTTCTGTAGAAGGAGTTGAGATGGACTACTTGGATTGCTTGGATTTGACTGACCACCAGATACCTACAATGGCAACTATACCACCGATTACTTGGAGAGAAGTTTCTTCGTCTATCCATCCTTTGCTGATGGCCACGCCTGATCCAATGGTCAAAATGTGACGAAGAATTCCCATGGCTTGATCTTGACTCATAATCGTTTCCTTGAAGTTTCTGAGAGTAACTACTTAACACGCCGATCCAGACGTTCCAGATCAGTTTTTAATTTATGGCAAGCGATGCAGAGAGTTTGCAGGTTGCTTTCGTTGTCAGTGCCAAAGTCCACCAATGGGATGATGTGGTCTACTTCCAGTTGGCTCTCTGGGTAAGGTTCATCGCATTTGTTGCAGGTGAAATTATCTCTGCGAAGGATGTGAAATCTTCTTGGTGTTCGGCCTATTCTTTTGTGGAGTGGGGCTTTGTCTTGGAGTGGAACTCTGCGGTCTGGGTTCGGAATCTTTACTGTTGGGTATGTGGGGGACATTGATTTGTTCCTCTACCAATCTGAATGCTGTTTGTATCCATTTTGCACAATGGAGAGTGGGGACGGCACGCCCACGATTGGGACGGTTGATGGTGTCATTGGGAACCAAGATGGCCAAACTGACAAGGTCGTCAATACGCCTGCTCATCGTCTCCAATGGAATGCTGGTTAACATGGCTATGGATTGCCTATTCAATCCGTCTTGTGCCAAGGCTATGGTGCGAATGATATTATGTTGACGACTAAATGAGGTGTCAAGTGCCACTTTGGTCACCAACTTTCTAATTGTGTCAGTGATGTGATCTTCACCAAAGACGTAACACAGGCATAGAGCCAGTCTTCCCAGTTGTTTGACTACTCTGGTGGATGCTTCCGGGCGAGCATCGTAGAGTAGTTCACTGGCTGAATCCTTAGTCCGTGGAGCCTGTGCCCTTGAACACGCAATTGTGTCTCCAAGAGCCTGAATAAGTTCGAGATCGTACTGTGTATACTTGGGCCGGAGGATATCTTCGGATCGGAGTCTACCGTGAAGGTAACTAAGAAATCCTGCTGTGTGGGCACGTTGTTGGGGGAAACCTCGGGAGTCACCATTTTCATTGCCTTCAAGTGATGTACGTGAGGATGATTCAAAGATGGAAGTAATGGCGGCACTATTGCGTTGGGTTTCCATGGCCCGATCTGTTTCCAGACGACAATGTAAAAACCGTTCACCCAATGCTGCCATGTTTAGGGAATATATCCGCTCTGTGATTCCAATAATCATTCCGAAAGATATGTTGGAGAAAGAAGCGGATACGCCGTTTCGATAGTGAGCCTCCAGAGACCCGTCGAAGATATCACGAAGTTCTCCGTAAACATTTGCCAACTGTTGTGGATTGGATTCGAGTAATAATGTGCCGTCCTTGACCACGACACATCTTCCTTGGAGCATAGGGATAAGATGAGATCCCTGTCTTGAACCAGAAACGAGTCCAGTAAATTTGCTAATGGGCCTGCTATGCAGTTCATCGCTTGAGAGTAATTCACAGAGGGTGCTCTTTCCTGAAGATGGGCTGCCCACTAGGTACATCCACAATGGATCACCTTCGAGTGCAACAGCAATATGAGTGGCAATACCGATGGCCATGCAATCCAACATGGATTTGGTGACCGTCATTCCTTGGGTATAAACATCGCATAGTTTCTGGAAGGAAGTACAGTGTTGGGGTTGGAGGAGAACAACTTCATCCATATGTATTTGACGCAGGGATGAACGAATAACATCAACCAATGACATTAGGGGGTTCCTGACAGACTATTGTTAAGGTCTCTGATATCAAATCCTGATGGCAGATGGGCATGATTGGGGACAGTAATCTTACTCCAATCTATACAGTGAAGATTGATGATGCTGTGGCCACCTGATTTGATTCGCTTTGATATGGATTGCACACCATGATCACCGGCTTCATCGTTGTCAAATAACAGTACAACCTCTTTATTGTCCAGCAGGTACAAGTAGTTGCTGGAGAAGGCTGATCCTGCGGTTCCTAGAAGGTCTGGTGGATTAGGACTTTTATCCAATACGGCTCTGAGAACAAGATAGTCGGCATGGCCTTCTGCCACCCAAATTTCTTTATTCCCTGTGAGTGATCCAAGTCCCAAGATAGAACAGTTCCATGGTTTAGGGCTTGAGTAGGTGATGTTGGTGGTAGTGTTGTATTTGTGTAATGCAATAATGTCTTTACGTGGGTTACGGATCGGGAACCAGTAGTCCAACCCATCATATTTTACTCCTTCTGATCTAAGAGTTTGAGGCAGTACACCCTTCTTAATGACACAGAAATCTTTAGCTGCTCGCATGGTTAGGGGTGGTAGTGTTTCATAAAATTTACGCATGAGGCTAATGGCGTTGCCAGTCTCCTTGCAGTACCAACACTGAAATACATGACCTTCTTCTTTGCTGACAGATAGCTTGTCTTGCGTGGCACACCACATACAGGTGGTGGTGTAATCCGTATCTGTTTCATTATATGGGATGGAACAGAAATCAAAGAGTCGCATTGGTATCCCTAAATTGTTTGAGGACTTTGTCTTCGAGAGCATTGATACGACGAGTTAGATCATTGTTGTTGCAGATCCATACAACACCACCCATGATGGATATAAGTTCCACCCAATCTTCTTTGGTAAGGATTACTGTCTCATGGTTTACAGGCAGCATATCAATCATGGGTGGGACTAATCTGAGTTCTGGTTCAGACTGGTCTATAACCAATTGAGGTCGGTGTTTGCTTATTTGTTGTTTGCTCATAGTTTTATCTTTACTTCTTGATCCCAACGGTGAGTGATTAGCCCAATCTCTACTGGTGCGTAAATACCGTACTGAGTTGCTGCGTCTTCCATACACTGTTTCAACGCTCGTACATGCTTCTTGGGGCACTTGGCAGGTACTTCAAAGTTAAGTTCATCGTGTACTTGTAGAGCCACTCTCCCTTCGGGGTATTCTGAGGATAAGTAGTCATCACAGAGACGCATGGCACGCTTGACTATGACACCTTCAGCACCCTGTACAATGTAGTTGACCCCAGCATGGGCTGCTTTATCATATTGGCCTGACCACTTATTGAGTTTGTCTCTGAGTTCCAATGGATAGTCACCCAATGTTGTTACAAAGCCTTGTTGCTTTATGAGTAGTTTGGTCTCCTCAATAAATGCGTGAGCATGGGGGAACAATGATGTGACAGTCCCCCACAGTCCCGGTATGCCAGCGGTCTGTTCGATCTTCTTGGGTGAAGCCCCGAAGATGAATCCAAAGTTGACATTCTTGGCGATGCGTCTTTGCCCTTTATCTGGCTTATCATTGGGGGCAATGTTAAATATCTTACGTGCTACAAAGTCGTGGGCATCCCAACCGGCTTTGAAGGCTTCCATCATTTCTTGCTCATCGGTGACGTAGGCAAATATCCTTAGTTGAAGCTGGGAGTAATCGGCAGTCAACCACCACTTACCAGTAGGTGGCCCAAAGACTGACCGCATAGAAGGTGACGCTTCCAACCATGCTGTAATGTCGGGTGCGTCATCTTCATAGGGGTTGATTGCTTTGGTAACTGTTTGGAGTGCTGGGTTTTTAGTTGATACACGGACTGTGGATGTGCCTACGATATTGATGGAAGGATGCACATACCCTGTGATACTTTTTGATCTACAGTAGCCCATCAATGATGCCAGTTTTTTCTCATACTTCTTCAAGGACAAGTTACAGCATAGAAACTCCCGTTCAACAGAACCTTCTTCGGCAATGTTATGGCAGTGCAACATGGTGGCAGCATCGGCGGATGCAACATGAGTGGCTTTGGTGTAAGAGATGGGCGTGAAATCCCATTTCTCAAATAATAGTTCACGAAGTACGGCATTCGTGATTACTTCGAATCCAGATAGTTCTTTGACTTTACACTTTAATAATTTTATCTGAGTGTGACAGGCATCAATGGCGGCAGTCAGTTCAGGAGTGTTCACCCAAATGCCTTTGGTCTCCATCTTCCATACAACGTGTTCAATTTGTCTATTGATGTTGAGCAGTTCTGTAGTGCGGTCTCCGTGACGCTGGAGTAGTTCGTGAAAGAAGTGCTGGGCCAGTTCATACGTGTTGATTACGTCGGCTTCCAGATAATCCAGCATGACGGATTCCAACACACTGTTGGGTAGTCCGGGACGCTCAGATTGTGGGATGTGGGCCAGCACGGCAGCAGGCAACCAGAAGTCCATCCGGTTCCATTGGGTGGTTCCCATGGATGATATGATGGCTGGATGGTCACAATGCTTGGATTCTGCGGTAACCCATTCAATGCGTTTACGTACCAATGCACGGCACTTGTTCACTGTTACAATGAGGTTGTCGTCTTCTGGGTATCCACGATCCAGATACTTCTTGGTGAGTTCGTCCAATGCCAGTCTATCTGTGGAGCAATTTAGGTGCCCCAAGATACCTGTGTTGATAATTTTGTCCCAGAATGCAGGTTGTGCTGGTTCATCCCAATCATACAGACCAGCTTCACACAATGCCTTCATGTCAAAGTGGCTGTTGTGCATTACCAATAGATCGTGTGAATCCAATACATCGCGGATGCTACTGTGGAATTGCTGTGTACGAGTTCTGGAAGTAATATGGATGGGCATAACGTAATTACTGAACTCTGATCCATCATACGTCCCAATCGCGAAAGTTGTGCAACCACTCTGTAGGTAAAGTCCGGTTGTTTCTGTGTCTACTGCCAGCATGGGGGTAATCCAAAAAAAGAACCTGCTGCTCTACCGGGGGATAAAACAACAGGTTCTTGTTGGGGGGTTATGGGGGTTACTCAGGATCAGGCAGAATCAAATCAGCGTATGCAATTTGACCTGTCTTTTTCCCATTGCGTTCAAGTACAACACACATCTTTGTATCGTCGGCAATCACTACGGTGAACACCAACGCTTTAAGGGATTTCGGTGGCTTGTACTGGACTTCACATTGAAGCCAATCGCTGGGCTTCCATTCCTCACTGGACTCGTCATCTGGCGTGTCGGGTACTTCAGCCAGTTCGTCATCCCATTCGTCGGACTCATCGGCTTCCAATTGATCAACCAACTCATCATTGGTTGCGTCACCTTGTGCATCACTGTAGTCATTGTTGGTGGACTTAATGATTCCAGCAAGACGATAATTGGTGTACGTCTTCCCTGAGTTGGCACCTTTACCCTTCTTCTTGACCACACGTAGGGTGAACTGGGAACCATTCTTACGTAATGCCTCCAGTAGTTTATCGACCCCTTCCAAATCAACATTGACTGTGTCGATGCCCATCAATTGTAGGTCTTCAAACAATCGTGCTTGCACAGATTCTACAGTATTCCATTGATCATCTTGGAACTTGTGGAATAGGCTGATGCGTTCACCATTGTAGTCACCTTGACCACTGATAGAACCATCGACACGGAACTCCAGAATAACAGCAGGAACGCTGTCAATTGTCACTACAGCTTTGTTAGTGAAATGACATACCACATCACCTTCAGGGCCAGAGTAGTCTTTACGGGCGACTACTTTCTTTGCTACTTCAGTATTCTTTTTCAACCGTGCATTGGACTTCATCAAGGCAGCAATTGAATTTACAGGTTCAGCCATATCATTATTCTTTCAAAAGGGGGTAATTACATTCCTAACGCAACACGCAGATTCTTCCACGTTTCAGCAGCAGAGTTGCCAACTTCCATTTCATCGTTGGGAGTACACCATGTCTTGGCGACGTAATACGTGCTGGGTGAAACGCCGATGAATCTACGATCACCCACTGTGTTCTTCTTTTTAGTTTTGGCATCAACAGATACCATCACTTCCCGACCAAGATAGAAAAGCCCGTGTAAATCCTTTTTAGTAAAGTCCCAAATCTGTTTACCCAAGGCCGGTTGGAAACGGTTGTAATCTGGCCCACTGGGATTTTCAACCTGACGATAAGTGCTGTGTGCCACCAACACTACATTTAACCCTTTGGCCACAATGGCCAGACACAATGGGAGAAACTCACTGGACCAATAAGACTCAGCAGCTTTGGTGTACCCTCTGCTAAAGCCGTTAAACTGATCACCGTCCATATCTCCGCTATACTGCACTGATGCACAGTGTTGGAAACATAGATCCTGTAGCCCACTGGTGGAATCAACTACCAGTGTCTTGAGTCCGTGGGAGTTATCACGGAATCTGGTAAGCGTCTCCAGACATTTGATCCATCCGGGGTGACCAGTTCCATCCGGGATTTGATCGTGCGGGAATAATTCATCCAACACTATGATGGGGATTGTGGTGTCCACCACTTTACGTTGTTTCAGGAGAAAGATGCCTTGCTCCCCACTGGTGGTGATAAACAACGGGTTGGGGAATTGTGCAGACAGTGAAGTCTTTCCTTCTCCCGGTTCACCATAAATCATCAAGAATTTTCCTTGTGATGTTCTGGTGTCAATTAGATCATCAAAAGATCCAGTGGACGCTGTTAATGTGGGCATGGCTTTCGTGGTTGATTGTGGTGGTGTTGGGCGACGTTTAATGGGGGGTGTTGTCATCATGGTTCCTGAGAGTAATTATTATCGGTAAGCCACTTTAGGTCTGAGTCCCAGTGTGGACCCAGTTAGACGATAGTTTCGAAAGCGTTCTTGTGTTCCTTCTGTGAATGGGTTGTAAAGTCCGTAAGGTTGAATCCAATGCACTCTGTTGACTTCTTCTCTGCGGTTATAGTGAGTCATGTACTCATACCAATCTAAGAACGCTTCGAGCATAGGGTACAGACATTCCTGCATGAACCTTTCGTGTCGTTCAGTGTTTGGCCTAATCCAATATCGAAAAAAGTGGTACTCTCGTTCTTGGTTGATGTGTTCAACCAATCTATTTCGGTACTCAGTTCGAGTCTCTTTTGATTTTTGTCTTGGGCCACTGTATCCAAATCCACCCGGTCTACGGATGTGTTGATACCAAATTTTGGTAGGTAGTTTGCCGTAGGTACCAAAGTACAGAAGTGTGTAAAAATTGATCTGTAGGTTGAGGTCAATTTCTCTAGCCAGTTCTTCTTCATTCCATTCTCCACGACATTTGTTTTCCATGATTATGTCGGCACCCTCACCATCCAAGTACCCGTTAAGGATGATTGATCTGCCAGATGGCAGTGTGAGGTTTAATTTGTGGTTTTGCTCTGACTTGGTTACCCCGTATTTGTCTAAGTCAGCACCGTACATATCCACCCATGTTGTTACTTTGTGTTGAGCCAGTGCAGTCCACCAAGCAATTTCTTCATAGTCATCATACTCACGGCACTGTTTCTCAAACGTGTTGTGGATAAGTTTGGCAGCACCTCGCATTTCTCTGGTTTTAATGAATCCTTCTATGCCTGCTTGAACCAGCAGACCATAACTCATGTTTTTGTTCCAGCGTTCTACGGCTTCCATGTTTTTAAGGTAGGAGACTTCGAATGCAACTTTGTCTACCAACCACAGTTCAAGGCCCGACAGGCTTAGACCGTTTTGTTGTGGGGACCATACTGGTGATGACTGAGCCATTTTTAACAGCCTGACAAAAGGGGTGGAGGTCTTTGAGGTGGATGACTACCAATGAGTTGGCTCTGTCATCGAACTCACCAATGACAATAACTGCCAGCTTATTTTCTTTGGTGGCTTTCTCTCTTTCTTCCACCATCAAGTCTCTGATCATTTTGTTGTTGTGGCGGGTGTACTTACAACTAATGAATAATGCTGGGTGTAATGAATCACTGCGAGTCATTTTTGAGTTCCCACCACTTAGTGCATTTCTCACTGAAGAAAAGATAGTGGCGATGAATCGTTCAAACGACTTCCAAGTATCCCTGTTCATAAGAGTGTCCATGTAAATAAAATAGATCACACACTGGCGTAGAACCATTGTCGATAAGTGTGTGGTCTGGGAGGGGGTTGTCACACCCACAATGAATGATGTGGAACCCGTGAATCCACCAACTACTCAACAACTTCGTTATGTTGGATAGACGTGAGCGTTTTTAACTTTGAAGCTGGTACGCACAAACAGCAGGCACACTATGCCGTTGTCTTTGTTTTAGTCGATGAAGGTTTGCTCGGCTTACGCTTGATAGGCGGTTTTGGATCAGGGTTGTCATCACTGTCATCACTGTCATCAAGTTCTGTATGTGCATCTTCTTTGGCTTGTGTGGCAGCAGCTTTGATGGCAGCGGCACGTTCAAAGCATATAGTGTGGTGTCCATCGAACATGATGGGGAAGTCAGTGTAATTGTCTCGTTCTTTCTTAGTCAGAGATACGTCAGTGAGTTTCAATCCTTCACGTCCTTCAATTAGTGCCAGTCCAATTTTTACAAATGGCCCAACCCAATCTCGATCACGGTCTTTGCTACCCTTCTCAGCAGTCAGTTTGTTCCAGTACCCTGTAAGTGCGTTGGCAGCACCACCTTTAGTAAAGCCTGTACCTGATGCAACTTCTTCTAAGAACTTACGAAACAACTCAGCCGTGTCTTTGTTGGTACAAATCTCACCATTGTTGTCTTCGTATATACTGGCCACGTAAGTCAATGCTGCCAAGTGTGCCAGGCTCATTTTTAGCCCACGGTTGCCACCATCAGCGTCGTCAGCATTTAGAACCGTGGTCACAAACTCACCCAGCAATGGATGCCGGTTCTGAATGAAGGATAGCATTTCACTGATTACAAATTTGGGGGCGGATGACACCAATGCCCCACCTTCAATCAACCACACTAATCGGGCAGCACCGGCCAATGTTTTTGTCCATGTCTTTCTTGCGTTGACAGTATCGTTCCATTTGTCAGGTATCACAGTATCCACCCATGGATCACGGAACAGTACATCACTGTGATTCCGTGCTTTACCAGTATCTACAGTGTCAGCGGTATCATGTTGGACACCGTACACCACAACTACATCCCACGTTGTTTCTGCCGATGGCCAATCCTCCCCTTTGTCGATGGCTTGCTGTGCCATGACCAGTCCTGTGAGTCGATGTTGGCCAGAAATAAGGTGTTCATTGCCGTCTTGGTCCACTGAGAATATCAGTGGTTCACCATTTTGTTTCCAGTTCCCTCGGAGAGTTTCGTTGGCGTACAGTTTGGCTACTGCTCGTGATAACGGACGGTTGGAGTCATTGAAATTCGTTAGGCAGCTTGCCGCAAAAGGTGCATCAATCCGTATCACTTTTGTTTTGATATCTGATTGCGCAATATCTGTCTTGCTAAAAAGGGTCACCAGTTTCATCTTACTACACACTTTCAAAAGAGGGTTAATTACTCGTTGTTCGGTCATTCTACACACTGCTGGAACTCTGTCAACAATAAATCTTTTATTTTCTTTCACTATTTACAGCGGCCAGTAATGCTCCCACATTGATCATTACAGTTTTCCCTGTCATATGTTCGGTTATGGGCAGGTAGATTATTTCCTGTGATAGTCGGTGGGCATTGACATTGTTAGTGGCTTGGATGAACTCCATTTGTGAAGTCATGGGCTTGAACGCATGACGGGCAGCTATACCTATGTTGTTAAGGGTTGTGACAATGTTGGCTTGCTGGGAGTAATTCATTCCGGGGATACGTATGTCATGCACCCAGTTCACAGTCCTAGGCGGCATTAAGTATTCTGGAGGTAATAATGTGTTGTACATGTCGGCTATTCTGGCACGGCTGTACAAGTTGGTTCCCATGTTATGGAAGCTATCCAAAATGGGTATGGCGTGAAGGTTGGACATGCGAGCGTTGACTCCTCGCGGACGATGAGAGAAATTGTGTTGGGAGTCAAACCCTAATGACCGTAGTTCTTTGGCAGCGTCGGCATGTCGTTTTTGTTTGAACGCAATCATCCCGCCTTCTTCACCATAGACAATTTTATTCTTGTAGAAACTCCAACATGCAGCATCTGTATCTTGGTGTGGGAACACACCGTGGGCTTCAGCCATATCTTCAATGACAAAGACTCCTTCTGACACATCGTGCAAGGCTTCCATGTCACAGATGCGACCATAAACATGCACTGCCATGATGGCAATGATGCTGGAGTTGTCACCGACTGCTTTGTGTACCAGATTGGGGCGGATTAAGAGATCATTACCGCAGTCAATGAAGGTGGGAGTCAGTCCAGCCATAACAACAGCACGGGGGCAAGCCACCATGGTGAAGTCAGGGACAATAACTTTTTGATGACGCAAGAGGTTAAAAGTTTCAAGAGCCAGATGTAGAGCAGACGTTCCCGAACTAACAGCCACACAATGTGGGTTACCCAACCAAAGACCAAAATCACGTTCCAGTTGTTCAAATGGTTGCATGGTCATTTCATTTGCTCATGGGCTAGAGGGTTGAAGAATACTTTGTCTTCGGGAGTGTATGGGCCTTGTTTCAGTTCGATGAATACAGTATCAGTTATGAACTCAAAAGCGTGCCCACCCCAATACTGGATCAGTATGTCGCCGGTTCTTAGTACCCGAGTACAGATGTAGTTTCTGTCTGGATCATAGATATCAACATGAAGCATTCCTGATTTAATGATTAAGACTTCTTGACACCCATTGACTGTCTTTTGTTTTGGCAGGTGTTGGTGACACTCTATCTTAGTCTGTGCCCGTCGATGGAGTACCCCAACTTGAATGGAACGTGATGGGTCGGTTATGAATTCAGTCAGGTCTTTATCATAGACGTGTGGGGAATAAAAAATAATTGTTGCCAGCACAACTACTGTATCTGGAATTTTTATTTCCTCTACTCGCATTGATTGCTCCTACAGTTCGTGAAGTTCAAGTAACTTTCTGTACTCTTGAGAGAAGATAACGGCTGCTCCATCAGCATACACACCGGAAACTTCTGACAGTTCAAACCCTTGTGCCTCATAGAATTTCTGAGAGTTATAGTTATTGTATCGCGTAAAGCCGAACACTGTTTGATACGGCGGGGATTCTTTGAGTTTTGTTAGCATGGCTTTTAGTAACTGCTTGCCGGTTCCTTGTTTGGGCACATAGGTCTTTAGGTGCAGTAATTCAATGTTGTAGCCTGTGCCCATTCTCCAGACAATGTAGCCATTTTCATGCTCAATCAAATGAACCCCAATGAAAGGTTTGATGCACTTTTCACGATCAATTTGATTCATCGTACAATTCCCAAAAGCGTTTAGCCATTCTTTCAGCCATGGCGAAGTTGCTGTACTCTTTAGTAATCCAAGTGCGTACCTCATCAACATCAATAACAGGAGTATTGTCTACCATCTGGAGCAGTGATTTCCGTAGCAACAATTGATTGTCCCACTGGAAATATGTGGCACGATTTCCAAGGTAGTCTACGCCTCCATGCCGTGGTGAGTTGGAGAGTAGTGAAGGCTTGCCGTGCCATAGTCCCTCAAGCAAAGTTAGCCCCCCTGTGGACGCTTCAAACTGGCCGGATACCATGAACTTGCAGTTTGAGATAGTGGATCTAAATTCGTCCCACTGTAGTGTGTTTTGAGATTGAACTAATGGGATGCTGGTGGCTACACATCCTTGTTGTACTTCACCGCTGCAAAAGTCTGGGTAGCATCTAACCACATCAACTGCATAGTCACCTGTGGATACTCCATCGGACTCCCAAGGATGGATGGCAGTTTTTATGATTGTTGATTCTCTGCCAGTAAATTCACGAGTCCTTAGTGTAGTGCAGTAGGAAGGAACCCAGATGTCTCTACATGTCTTTAGTGATGTGATGTATGGGTCCCAAATCTCCGGGTTGGGACGCACATAGTCTGTACGTTCAACAAGTTGGAATGGGTACAAATCCCAATTGTAATGCACTACAGGAACGTCTGGGTGGGCTACACGAGTTTGATCCACTCCAGACGATTCCCAAGTAGATCCACAGAAAATAAATGAGCAGTCACTGGTAAGTGCCCATTGGGAATCAATTCCAAACTTATGAAGTTCCTCTACCAGTGCTTGCCCTTCTCCGGGTTTACGGTGGGCTTCTGTAAAATAATTGGGGAACCATATTTTCATGTGTCGCATAGTTAAACTCTGTTGTCGTTGAGCAGGAATACTTCAGGGATTTCACCTCGGTACTTAATTACTTTGGCACTCTGGGGGAGTACAGTTTTGGGAGTCCAAGTTTCAAAGGCTTTGCGACTATCACAGTACCATGATCGGTTTTTATCAACAGATTCCCCTCTTACTTCATAGTATCTATTTTTAGCTGCTCGGTTTTCAAGATTTGATGCAAACCCCATATGAACAAAATAGGGACTGGTTGGGTATTGCGTGTACTGAGCCAACCTTTTATCAAGGGGCAGACCATTACTGTGAGAAGGAGTGTTGTGGTTATTGTACTGGAGATTTGCAAACCATTTCCAAACTCTACAGTATGGGATACTCCAGAACCCACCAACAACTTCTAAATCAAATAGATTTTTTCCTGCTGCTTTTAAGTATGGTGGGTACCATATTTCACGATGCGCAAAGCAGTGCCCCCATTCTGTCCTTGTAGGGATGAAATGGTTGAGGTTGGTCTGGGTTTGTTTTAGGTAGAACTCATCTGCATCCAGCACAACAAAGAAGTCAGGAGCGTCGGGTTCAATTGCTCTTAGGTATCGGTTACGAGACTCACATTTTCCCTGAGCAGGATCGTCGTTGTAAGAGAACCCATGTTTGATGTGGGTAATGCGAGGGTCTTTGCTGGCCAGTTCTTCTAAAAACTCAGTTGTCCCATCCGTTGATAACCCATCTGCCGACACAACATCGGGATTGGCTTGAGTGTACATGGTGTCGGCAGATTCAACGAACACCCAACGAACCATGTCGGGCCAGTTTTTATGTTGCTCATATAACTTGGGTAGCCATTCCATTTCATTCAGAACCAATGTACACAATGCAACTTTCATACTACGTTCTCCAGTGCTTCTGTGTATCGTGGTTTGAGTTGCTCCCAACTGTTATCAATTGCGTATTGATGTCCCAGTTGAGATAAGTGTGTAATGTCTTTCCCATACCAGTCATCTATGGTCTGTGCTATGTCTCTGGGAGTAATAATAGACTCCTCAATTAACATGTGTCCGCCCATCACTTGGGCTGTCTGTATGCCACTCACAGAGATTAGTATCTCATTGGGCAACCAAGTGTTGTGAGGGAACCTGTCAGAAGTCATCACAGGCATTCCAGATGCAAACGCTTGTTGGAGTGGAAGACTCAGTCCATTGTACTTTTCAGGGGCAATGTACACGTCAAAGTCAGCGTGGAATAGTTCGCCCCGTGGTACTTCGTGATCTACTATTTCAAGTCGTGGGTCATCCATGTTAATGCCGGAACTATGGAGAAGTCTGTGTAGTCCTTTTGTGTGCTGGCATCTAACTGTGAGTTGAATTGGGGACTGGACAAATTCCATGGCCCTGAGAAGTTCAAGAGTGCCTTTGTGGTTGCGGCTACCAATATGCCCAGCATTATGTAGAAACCGTGTGGCTGTGTGCCTCACGGTATGTTTTATGTCCTTGTCCACTGGAATTGGAATGTGGATTCCATGTGGGAAGTATTGTTGATCGAGTGCTGATGGGTTTATAAACAAGTCAAACGCATGTGGTGGGTTCAGTGGGAACCATTCGTACATGGGGATAAGAACTGTCTTTACTTCACGTTCATGGCATCTGTTTGCAAAACTCCAATCAAACGGAGTTTCAAAAAATAGCATGACATCAACATCATCAAGGAACCGCTCTGCTACTTTTGACGCAAAGTTGCTGGCTATCAAAACAGGCGTGTCATTGGGATACCACTCTCTATGTGTGGGTGCGGCTATCTCACCGTGAGGGTGGCGGTAGATCATCACCTTGTCAACGACATCAGCATCGTAAAATGACTTGGCTAGATGCCCCAATCCTTGATTGGTGGCGTACACAACTGACCCAACTTTCATACTGTCCTCTGTTTATATTTGGCAATGATGTTGTAAAGCATGGGAATGAATTCGGTAGAAGCAGGGCAACTCATTTTACTCTCCAGTTTGGTCATCACTCCCGTCAGAGTGTGCTTGGGGCCGGGTCGTAATTGTGCGGATGACTCAGTTACGTAGTGATGGTAATCTTCGCCCACACACTTAAATGCTGCATCGGCAATATGCCTGATGGTTCGTGGGTAGTCAGCACAGATTATGTAGTCATCGGGGGCATCCAGTTGCATCATGTTGTACACATGATTCATGTAGTCTTTGGCAAACCCAACGTCCACCACATCATTCATGTTGTATAGAGTTACTTTTTCTAAAAATGCTGCTGCCTTACATATCTTCTGGACTAAATACTCAGCCCCGTGTCTCCTATCGGACTCGTGGTTGTAAAGAATCCCAGTGGACACAAACATGCCATGTACTTGACGGTAGTATCGTGCCAAATGATACGCAGCGACTTTTCCACAAGCGTAAGGACTGAGTGGGTTGAATGGTGTGGTTTCTGTTTGGGGGGCAGGAGCATCACCAAACATGGTGGCTGATACGGGGATAAATACTTTGGCATGACGGCAGTGTTCCAAAACTGAATGGAGTAAGTTGGCTACTGCTGTTGCGGTAGTATCCATCTGGAATGCGGGGTAGCAGAATGACCAATCAACATTGTCTTGGTCAGCTTCATGGTACACCTCATTTGGTCGTACACGTTGGATAATACGATCCATGCAAAGCCCATCGGATATGTCACCCTTGTGCAGAGTGATACTGTCCAAGTACGGCACCAGATTCTTCAGGTTACCTGTTGATGAGTGTCGAATAAGCCCATGAACTTCATAGCCTTTCTCCAGAAGGATGTCGGCCAAGTAGGAACCATCTTGGCCGCCTATGCCCGTTATGAATGCGCGTTTCATAAGATTCTCCATTCTGGCAGGGGCACTATGAATTTCCCACCTTGTTTACGCCATGGTTGATTGGCTTCCCGTTTTATAAATTCGTCGATGAAGGCATACGGTAAAACCAAAAAATAATCCGGCATTGCTTTTCTAGCTGTTTCTTCTGAATGGATGGGGATGTTGCTTCCAGCAGTTACCATGCCCCATTTTTCTGGTGAGCGTTCGGAGGCACCCTGAATGTCATAATGATCTAGGGCTAGATATTGCAGGATGGTGTTTCCTTTAGTGGATGCACCATACACCCAGATGCGTTTATTGGAACGCTCGGCCATCTGCTGAAAAATGAATTGTTGGAGTCCTATTTTGTTCAAATTCATTCTGACTAGAAACTCTTGAAGGGCAGTCATTATGTCTTGCTCACTGCTTTGATATGCTGCCACTGAGGATGATACTTTGTGTTGTCCGTCTTTGTGTTGAATGAACAGACGGTAACTTTCCCCATTGGTGTTGTTGGTCTCGATGTCGTACAACTCTAGTCCGTGCTTCCCCAACAGGTACTGCAACGACTTTAGAGTGTAGAACTCCAGATGCTCATGGGCCAAGTTGCCGATATCAGAACAGTTAATCATGTTCTGTAGACACATAAGTTGGGCAATGAACACCCCATCTTTATGCAGTGCGGTCGCTATGTCGGATATGAATTGATTGGGGTCATCCAAGTCATAGAACATCCCGATGGCAGTAATGACTTTGGCTGCGCCAGGAGCGATACAATTGGCGTTCCAAAAGTCATTGATGAATAAGTTGACACCTACAGCACCAACTTCGGCAAAGTTTTCGGCTGGCTCCACTCCTACTTTGAACAACCTATGGTTGTAACATCGTAGCAGTGTCCCGTCGTTGCTGCCGATATCCAGAACGACATCCCCCCAATTCAGGTCAACAGCTTTGTTTGCTGCAACAACTATGTCAGCCAATGCTGCTTTCATTGTTTGTGTCACACCAGACCTGTACCAGTAGTGTCCTGTGTACAAGAGTTCCTGTGGTGCGGTGTGCGGGTTTTGAACCAGTGTGCAGTAATTACACTTGACCAATTCAATTGCGCACCGGATACCGGCAAAGGCTTTTCCGGGCGATACAAAGTCACTCACATAATGGTCACCAAGAGTGAAGACGTGATCAAGATCGGGGGAACCACATATGCGGCATGTGGATCTGACAGGCACTAGAGACATGGGGGGTGTCCGTGTAAGTTTCTGGAAGTAATGTTACGTAATAAAATTCATGGCATCAAAGGTTGATCCGGGAAATGATTTGGCTGTTGGATGTTGTTTATTTCCCATGGATGATTGGGTACCTATGTGTTGGACCAGTGACGGGTTGTGGATGTATTCACTCCATCCTGATATTTTCATGGCATCCACAATCCCACCATCTAAAACCCTGATACCACGAATGGCATCAAGAAACCGGGACATCATATATGGGTGGGATAACAAGGTGCGGACACCTTCGTTACTAAACACCAATGCCACTGCACCTCTACCTGTTTGATGGGATAGATGCCATCCGTGTTTGGTATCAGCAATAATAGTTTCATTGTCCATGAATGTCAACAGATTCAGGTACCCTTTTTCTGGTATGGGTTGGGAACTCAAATACTGTTTCAGATTTTTGACACAAACAAAGTCGTCTTGGAATATGGCATACCGTTCTGTCCATGGATGGCGGATGTACATTTCCATCAATGTCATAAGCCAGTGACCTGTGGTTTTTATATTTTTTCCACGATAGATCATCTCAAGCTGGAACTTATCCCACTCAGATGATTGCTCACCATCGACTGAGAGTAGTGGTGCGTCAAATCCTGACTCTGCCAAACTGCTCAGAGTTCTAGGCAAAGTGGTGGACATGCGAGATGGCACAGTGGTGACTGCGTAGCACCATGTAGCGGGAACGTGTACGGTTTCAAACTGAGGTTCATCAAACCCACCATTCCATCGCAACACTTCCTCTTTGAGTTGTTCAACGTGCCCTAACGTGTCCACAATTCTACGGTGACATTGAGGGTCATTGTTGCCCTTGACGACACCGGGAATAATAGGATTGATGTGGGCAAAAAATGCGTTGGTGGTACTGTCGTGGATAGTCCCGCAGACTGTGCGTAGATTTCTTACTGAGATGGTTGCTCTAGTTTTTTTTTTGGACTGTTCACATGCTTCAGTAATCCATTTGCGGATTTTATACTCTACAAGTTCTGGGAGTAATACAGTTACCAGTTTGTGGTACCATCGTTGGGCATTCGCTTGTGACCTTTCGGCTATTCTTTGTGCCAGAGCGTCAATGTCTTTTAGAACTTCATCAGAAGTCATTTGGTTGAGTCGCTCAACTTCTGCCTTACATTCTCCACAAGGAATGTCGTAGCCTGTTTTTTGCCTAATGATCTCTGCAAGTTTGGTTCCTATGCCTGTGCTTGTCTTAGCATGTTTCTTTTGTTCTTCCTTGACACTTACGGGAGAAGGTGTGGGGGATTGAGAATAAAAATTATCCAAGACTGCTAGTTCGCCAGCTTTGCATCTATTGAAATGAATTATCGGCATGTAGGCTTTGCGGCGTTCGCAGTACCCAGACGCAGTACACTCGCATATTTCTGTCATACAATCACCTGTGCATCGGCCAAACTACATCCAAATAACTCACAGCATGTAGAGTGTCCATCACATGGAGGTGTGGCACAATCTACAGTAAGCCCCAGATCCCAAATTATTGCTGGCATGGCATTGGCATCAGGGTTACAGACGCACACGGTGGGAGCCACATACTTCCAATACCGACAACCTTGCACTTCTAATTCTTCGGTCCATCCTACTATTGGTATGCTACATCCAATTATCAATCTGAATCGTCTACAGCAAGCTTCTAGGCTTGGTTCAGGTGTCGTTGATTGAAGGCAAGCCATACGCAAGCAGATTTTCAGGCTACAGGTGTCAATTACACATCCTACTGGTGGTGGGAAGTTGTAATAGATTCTTCCCGGAAGTTCCTGTCCGAATCCACCGAGACAACTGGCACATGGGCCACACCCACCAAGGTCTGCTGGCATTGCACCGCCACACAACATCTCACCACAGAACCCGTCGATAGCTGCGCAATTTGGTGCTGAAATACAGAATGGGATATTTTTGGGTGTTCCATTCGGTTCATACAGTGGGTTGGAGTGGTCAACCGGGATACAGCAACCACCAGTACAACCACCACAGCAATCACATTCCAACACAGCCTGTTGCATATTGCTTGGCATTTATGTCCCTGTTCCTGTTGTGCAAGGGTCTTCTATCCCTACACACAGCATACCTTCAACGATATACGTGTCACACCTAATTAGTTTGATGCTTCCATCTGGGCAGCATTCATAATGTTTGTCTGGGATTTCAACTATATCATATGTGCCTGACAACACCATGTACAAAGTTGCTGTTGGGCATCCTGTGCCTGTGCCTGTGCCTGTGTCCATTCCTAGATTGTAAAAGTCTACAATTGTGTCGCCCATATCTACGATTAGTGCATGTCCGGGGATAGACAGATTAACCCTTCTTGGGTCATAAATGTAGACTGAAGTTTCCCCTATTAAGGGCAACTCTCTGTCAACCCCTGAACCTGCTGGTGGACATTCTCCCGGCAAACTGGTTCCGCATGAATCTCCATCAGTAGGGCAAGTTCCTGTTCCTGTATCGAAACATCCTGTGCCAGTTTGTGCATCGTCTTTGGGGAATGAAAATGCTGGTCGTGTCCCTATGGTTGCCTTGTAGTATCCTTGGCCGAGGTCACAGGTTACACGGCAGTGAATGATTGATGATCCTGCTCCCGGTACTACAGGAGTCCATTCAGAACCATTCCGCATGATAAGAACTAAATCCCCTGTCACAGCAGAGTAAGTAGTAAACCTGTTTGTTACGGTGAATACAGAATCGTCGTTTACAGCATCTTCCATATCCAAGGTATTGTTGTTCGGTTGAACATACCTGACCACTTTACCATTTGCTTGTGTGTACCCTGTGTATGCGTCGGTAGCCGCAGCTAAATCGGACTGCATAACTACGTAGTACATCTTGTTGAAGATGGTTAGTTCTTTTTTTACATCCAACGCTTTCTGAGAAAAGGTGGGAGTCCCCAATACCCTGCGATGGATTTCATATGCGTCACCAGTGCTGAACCCTCCAAAGTCGGCCATTGTTAATTCTCAATCTGTGCGCAAAGTAGTTGGGGCAATAACTAATCCGGGAATTCGAGTACGTGGTCTTTACAGAATTTACTTAAATCACCTTCCAGTGGATACAGCGGATCAATTATGAAAAAGTCTGTTTCTGGGGCATAGAGTGCCATTTTTGCATAATCTGCGGCAGCACCTGTCCATCCATACTCAAGTAATGATGTTGCATCCGACAACAGTGGCCAAGGCGATTTAGCTGTTGTCCCAAAGTCATTTATGGGGATGTCAATATATCCGGGAGCCAGTGCCGCACCTATGGTTTGCTGTTGTGTGTGCATGGATACACGTCGGTTGGCTTCCCGGAAGTATCCTTCAACAGTCTGTCGCCTATCGACTAGGAATGATGCTGTCATTGCGTAGAAGTGGAACGTCTCTACTTCTGTGCCTTGCTCTGCTCCAAATTCATCAAGAGGCAAAGGTACGTTGACGGTGCGATAATTTTCTGTTGCTGTGAGTGATTCCAAATACACACTCTTTCTTATGGCACCACCAAATTTTGGTATTACAGCGTCGTTTATTTTCCCGACATAAGGGGCAACAGTGGTTGCCCATTTGAACACTGTGGCTGAGATGTTCCAATTGAACTGATGATGTTCAAGAGATATATCTACATCAATGCCTTCGGTTAATGGGAGTTTGTTGCCATGAAGTAACTTAATCCCTGTTGAGTCTTGGAATACGGTGGCCTTCACAGACTTTGTAGACCCACTCCAAATTACAGGTTCATCCCAAGGTTGGTATATCGGCTTCTTTTCTTTGGTTTGTTTCTTTCTCCGTCCAACATTTCCTTTGTGTGGTTTTGCAGATTCTTGTGTTGTCATACCTCCGTTAGAGGTATTTTCATCAATCCATACTGCTGTTTCGTATACAAGATCGAGTAGCCAGTATGGTCTACCGGCTTCATGCGTTCTACAGTTGTCTGCGGATTTAAGGACTAAATCCGGTCGCTCAGGATGATAGGACAGTCCAAGTGTAAAAGTTGGCTCTGTTTGTGTGAACGTCCCATTCCCATACGTCGGTAATGCTTTTTGTAGGTCAACTGCATCATCTAAGGGGGACTCCAATTCTATTAGGCACGTTTCTTTAATCCGCACTATTCCGGGTTGCGCACTTAGTGATTGTGGCTCTAACAGGAATCCATGAATCGTTATGCTCATTGTGCCCTCTATGTTTTCTGGGAGTAATGATTAAGGCACCAAGAGTATGTGGCCACCGTTGGCTAATGCCTGATTTATACTGGCTAATAGTTCCACCATTTTCTTCTGCTGTTCGTCTGGCTTCTTTTGCATTTGTTCAAACGCTTTGGCTTGGGCACTGAAAGTATTTTGTTCAAGCCCACCTTTCACTTCAGGTATTGCTTTGTGCATCTCTTTAACCAGAGCATCTTTTTGTGCTTGCAGGAACTCAATACCCGCTGCCGCTTGTTCCATCGCTTGTGCTAGTGTTGGTGGGCCTACGTCACCCCCCATGTATTCTTGTTGCTCTTTCTTTATGCGTAGCAGTTCTTTCTGAACTTCTGTTGCCCGTAGAAGAAACGTGGTTTCTTCACGTTGCGCATCCAATGTTGCTTCTTTGCCTTGTTTTATAAGCAGTGCATTTTGTATCTCTTTTTCTTCAAGTTCAAGAAGTTTCTTTTTCCCTTCTTCCATTGCATCCATTAGGGTTTTCTTTGCGGCTTCAATTTCCAGCATTGAGTTGCCATTGGCCAACATTATCTTTTCTAGTTCCTCAATCCGTTGCAAATCTGGAACCATGGATTCCAAATTACTGGTGTTGAACATAGTTTGCAATGCGTCCAGTGCTGTGGGGTCATCGTATCTGGCAGCGAATTGTTCCATTGGGCTAAAGAAGTTGTCATCAGCGGCACGAATAGATTGGAGATACGCGAAGTAATCATGTAGATCCCTTAGAGCATCAATTGTGGCTCTTGATTCTCCAGCCATGGCAGCACGCCGGGCTTCTGTATAAGCAGCCATTGCTGCTTGAGCAACAACAGCTTCTTGCCCCCCTTGTGCAATTGCATCAGTCAATAATGTTGTCATTTCCGCTTCAGCATTTAAACCACCCAAAGCATTGGTTACTGCTTTATCTCCTTCGTCAGAAACTCTGGCTTGATTTGTTCTTGCCTCTTCTTGTTTTCTCTTTAATTCTAACTCTTGATCCTCAAGTTTTTTCCTCAATGCTTCTGCATCTTTCATGCGTTTTAAGTCTAATGCAGCTTGTTCCGCATCCAGTACGGCACCACGCATTATTTCTGCACGTCTGCGGATAAGTGCTTCAGTCCCTGCATTTATAGCTTCTGTAAGGCTTCGTTCATCCATAGCAGCACGCGGAACTGCTGTTCTGTATATTGCGTAAAAAGCTATTGCTGCTGCTGCCGCTGCACCAAGAGCATACACTGTCCCCATAATTCCGGCTGCTGCTGCACCTCCGGCTGCATTAACTTGGATAAGCCCACGGACAACCATGGTCAGATTGTTAGACGCACCCAGCAAGGCAGAACGTACATCACCAAATACCATACCTTGGATGAAGTCTTCGGCAGCGAATGATGCTTGCCCCATCACACCAGTCATTATACGGGCAGCATCTGCACCTTGGTTCATTACTATGTTAGTGGCTCTTTGGGCTTGTTGTTGTCTGATGGTTGATATTGTAAGATTGGTTAGTGCTCTATTTAGGCTGGTGGCGGATAGAACATACTGGCCTGTTTGATTGTTCATTACAATTGCCAGTCTTATCAACCTTTCTCGCTCTGCTCTAAATCGTTCTTCAATTGTCATTACACTGCGAGTTGCTGCCTCAGCTTGCCGCAGAGAATTGGCGTAGTCTCTCTCTGCTTTTGTTGCAGCGACTTTCATTCTTGCAGCGTCTGCAATGTCTCTTGCTCTACGAGCAGCTACAACTGCTGCTGCTTGCGCACTTCTTTCTTCGTTAATGGACTGATACTGGGATGCAAAGTTAGCAATGCTTGGTTGATTGGCAGTAATCTGTGCCTGCACTGCTGCTTTTTGTGCATCTGCTACTTCTTTAATCATCCGCAGTTTGGCAGCTTGGTCTCTTTCAAAAGTTAATTGCTCTTGTACTAAAAGTCTTGTGCGAGCATACGATGCTTCTTGCGATGCTGCTTTTTGTGCTGCCAACCCATGACGTGATGCTGATACTTTAGCAGCTTGGTCTCTTTCAAAAGTTAATTGCTCTTGTACTAAAAGTCTTGTGCGAGCATACGATGCTTCTTGCGATGCTGCTTTTTGTGCTGCCAACCCATGACGTGATGCTGATACTTTAGCGGTTTCATTTCGCTGAAAAGTTAATTGCTCTTGTACTAAAAGTCTTGTGCGAGCATATGATGCTTCTTGCTCTGCTGCTTTTTGTGCTGCCAACCCATGACGTGATGCTTCTACTTTAGCGGTTTCATTTCGCTGAAAAGTTAATTGCTCTTGTACTAAAAGTCTTGTGCGAGCATATGATGCTTCTTGCTCTGCTGCTTTTTGTGCTGCCAAGGAACGCAAAGTTGAGGCTTCTTTTTCCTCATTCTTTTTTTGGACAATGCGGGAAATTGCAGCAGCAGCATCCATTTCTGCTTTAAGTGCAGAAGGGTCAAACCCACCATACATCGTTGGCTTTATTTTGTCTTTGAAAGCCCGTGTAGCAGCAGCAGCGGATTGGAGTCCGCTTTGTACACCTGAAGCATCAATGCCCAATTTGATGACAAGGTCTGCGATGCTGGTTGACTCTGGCACGATGTATTCCTACTTCTTTTTGTTCATAGCACGGATGGCATCATAGATGGCAAAAAACCCACTCCTGAGTGCAGAAGCGGGTTTTACTATGAGTTGTGTGATACGGTAGGTGTAATCCCTTTGGGTTGTCCAATCTTTTACCATCCATGGTTCTACAGAAGTTTTACTGCTGTGCCGTTTCATCTCGTGTGAGATTGCCATGGACAACAGATCATCTGTCATACCCCACTTGTAGTTTGTCCAGAACTGCTTATGTTCAAGTAGTTCTGATAGTGGCATGGATTCTATTTCTGATATTGTTTTCCCCCAACGACTACATAAGAAAAGGACAAACCAATGTAGATCGTCGGGAGTAATTAGTTTTTTGTTGTGTCCACCCACAACTCTGTGCGAATTATAGTATTGAGAGTTTCCATTTGATTGACGGCTAAAGCATCAAGGAACCCGTCAACCACTCTGGCTAGGTACACAACATCCAAGTCTTCCAATGTCTGTCTGACACTTACTGATTCCTGTACCTTGAGTGGCCATGTCTCTGGATCAGCAGCATGAAAACTGTTGACAAGTTGTGAAAGATATGGCTTCCCGTTTTCATACAGACAAATCAGGATACGAAGACCTGAAAAGTAAGTACCAGATACATGTCCTTCATCAATTTGTGGGAACTCTTTTAGCTTGCCAATAAATGCAGTGGCAGTTCCTGCTGATGGTTCAATCATTTCAAATGTGTCAGCGTCTGGGACTGGGACACGCTTGAGGGGCTTTAACAACATGTGGGGGTTCCTTGAATGGTTCTGAGAGTAATAAATGTCGGGATTTCACCGACTTCCTCACTGTAGTGAGTATGGGCCAACTTTAGACTGGTGCTGTTACGTCAATGGCATTGATCTTATATACCAATTCAGCCATTGATCGTGCGTCGTTACCATCGGACAAAACTGTACCTTTGGGTGTGAACTTATTGCAGTAGCCGGTGATCACCAATGTTGGGCCAACAGTTTCCCCTGTGGTTGCGGGGAATTCAACAATAAGGTCACCAGTACGTCCATCCATGAACGCTGCAAATTCACGACCACCCCAAGTATCATCGGGGTCCCAATCCACAGTGAATGAAATGGTGCCCATGTCTATGATTTTACCGGATCGGAAACTTCGGATCAGGTTGCCCCATGCGTCCAATGTTGTATTGGAACAAGTGGTCTCAACATCACCTCGCGTGAATCCTGAGTATGATGGCCCATCGGTGACACATGCGTAGACGTTGCTGGTGGCATCCACTGCATCAGGGATGGGACTGGTGCCAGTTGGGACGGTAGTTTGTGCAAAGAACCTAACTTTAATTCTTGATGAATCACGATCTGACATGGCTATTCCTTTGGTGGTAGTTGATGAGACGGGTTAGCAGGTGGCCTTACCAGTAAAGGTTAATGCCAGCATGGTTAAGTCGGGGGTGGACTGTCCTTCTTTGAGCATGGATGTTTCTCGTTGAGATTCAAACCTCAAGTAGTTAATGAACACTGTACTGCTGATGAGGTGACTGGTTAGTTGTGTTCTGCGTCCTGACACCAACGGTTGTAACACTGCCATAACGGATGTTACCAATGTTTTCCGTTGTACATTGTCATGTGCGACACATATCACGTCAAGTTCAAACCCTACTGTTTCTTTGTTGGCCGAACCAGCTAACCCTTCTGAGCAATGGCTGGGTGTTAGGTCTCCTATACTAAAAAAGACATATCCATTGGGAGTGGACTTTAGATCCAGTGAAGGAACGAAGTCGGACTTATACACAGGGATTGCTCCCATGGCACTAACCAGTAAAGTTTGAATCCCAACATCTAATGGGTAAGGACTGCTCATTACTTGGCGGCTTTCCTAATCAACTCAACAACACGATTTTGAAAGGTGGCACGTATTGAGTCTTTGGTTTCAGCGTAAGTTTGTTCTATGAAATGGTGCCCAGCAAATCTGCGGAATCTGTGTGGTTGTACTGGCCCCTTGTCCATGGCATTGTACCCACGTTCCCACAGATGAAGGTAGTATGCTGGGATACGTTTCTTTGGTGCATTTAGGTTACGTCGGTATGTGGATCGTACTTCTCGGCGTTGGTTACGTCTGGAGAATACTGGGCTACCATCGGCGGCATGTCTGGCTACTGTCCCCCAATTGATCTGTCTGTACGGAGCGGTTTTGAATTTGGGAGATTTTTCGTTGAGTATGGTTTCAAACGCTCTACGGTCTACTCCCACCATTCCGTAAAATCTGTTGGGGTTGTTCTTTGAGTTTCTATACTTGGTGGTAATGGCTCTGAATGTGGCACCAGACGATTGCTTGGATGTGCCTCGAAGACTCATCAACTTGGCTTTAAGTACATTCTTGGGAGTCACCAATGCACTACGAATGGCTTGCCTAACTATGTGTCTTCGTATTTTATCTACAATGGATGGGAAGCCTGCTTTGACTTCTTCCGGTAGATCCAATGAGATTGAAAATCCAACTATGGGCATAATGGTTTCTGGGAGTAATTAGATTAAAGACGGCAGCAATTGTACGCTAATGGGCTGCGATACGTTCTCCATAATATAGATCCACAACTTCTTGCGGTCACCCCAATTGTCAGTGGCTGGGCCTTTAATGGAGAATACTTTTTGGAGGGATGGGATCACACAAAACATTCCTTCAGTTATTTGGCTGGCTGGCTTGCACCATTGCCCAATCAGAATGAATTGTTGTTGTGTTTGGACTCTACCTTCAGCAGCAATCTCTGATGGTTTTAGAGGTGTCTCCATGGAGAACGGCCCTCTGTAAGACAGGGTGAACTCTTGTGTAAGTTCTCCACTGGCTGTGGCTACATCAGATGGTGTCCAGAACTCACAGACATGCCTTAGATTGGGGCGTGATCTACGGTTGTACTTGTTCATCCACGACTCACTTTCAGCCAATCCTCAGCAATGTACCTGATGGCTCTTTTGTCATTGAGAAGTTGGAGGTCACGCAGATGGCAGTAGCCTTGTGGGAGTTCTGATACTGAGCCATCGGATATGGCATCACGGTATTCAAACAAGTGGTACGCCAGTATTTTCAACGCACGAATGGTGGTCTTGGGTACTGCTGTAAATGAGGCGTAGCCAGTGGTGTACTCAATGGTGATTGGGTATGGTTGCTCATCATCAATGTTGTCAAATAATTGAGTCCAATCACTGCACCATAGCTTGGCTGGTTCCCCTTCATAGAGGGTGTAGTCGGCTGATGATACTGATTGTGTGTTGCCGTCGTTGTCTGTGAAGTTGAATGTGGTTAGTGCGGACACGCTGCCGAAGGGCAGGAACATCAAACGGTCGGCAGTCAGGAATGCTTCATATGGGAGCAGTAATGTGACTGACTTGGTAAGAATGAACCTCCATTGCTCACGTTCACAAATTTGGATGCACTCGTGCATTAAGTCTGTAAGGTCTACAGGAAGTGAAGCCGTGGGTGTATCAGGATCAAAGCCAATGTTGCGTTTGATGGCAGATAGAAATGTGTCTGTTACGATGGTCGTGATATCGGATTCACTGGACCAGTCGATTATGGCAGGCATAGTATTGGTCTGTGTGAGGGATGTGTAAACAAACCGCAGTATAATCACCCCCGAGACTATACTGCGGCTGCTTGCCCACAAGAGGCATCCATTGTTGATGTAGGTTGTTGTTTCACATCGCAGTGTTGGTAGCGGTGGACGCTGGAGAGGTGAACAAGAAACCTTGGTTATGTCAGCACACCTGTCCCAGTGGGAGTCAGATTCTTGTACTGTCGCATCCCATCAACTACTACTGCCAAGTCCACAGGATTGCTTCCTGAACCTGTGACACGGAAACATACGCTGAGGAATGTCCCGAATCCACCAGCGACATCTTCGGCATAAGAAACCTCTGAGGAATCTACTTCCACAGACATTTCCATGTTGGCCAACGCAGCACTGAATACCACAGTCTTTATGACTGTATGAGTGCCGGAACCGTTGGCCAAAGTATTGCCAGTGACAGTCACAGTCATGGCAGCAGACAAGTCTGCGTTGGTACACACCAGCATGGCACGACTAAATGGGACTGAAATTACATGGGCATTGGCAATTGTTGTGAGGGTCACTGTTCCCAGTGCCTTTACAAACAATTCGGATGACAGAGTGGTGAACTTTTGAGTAGCCATTTATAAAACCTTTATTGAATGGTAGTTGGAAGCGTAAGAAAGGTGGGAGGCCCGTTAGGTAACCTCCCACCTTGGTGACTACTCTGAAAGCGGACAGAGTAGTCGGGGTTCATTATGCAGTAGTTGTTGACAACACTACAAATGGTGACATTGTCAGAGATCCACGGTTTGGTGTCATTACTGAAGTCCACCATGGTCGGGCATCATCGAACGATGTGAACAAGAACACTTCTTCACGTTCGAGGAATCGGACATGGATAGATCGGCTTAAAGTGCCTGTCCCACGTTCACCAAAGAGGATCTGCGAAGGATTGACACAAGCAAAGAAATTGTCATTCCATTCACTGATGACATTCCCGTCACCGCTGGCGATACCATCCATGTACTCTGTCCAGATGATGGGACGACCCAGAAGGGTATCGTAATTGTCTGCACCATCTGCTGCATGAAACAGTTTAACAATGCCAGCGTTGTTTGGTGATTCCAAACATAGCTGCACAATGTTTGGGTACAAGTCAAGGGATGCCACCCATAAAGCGTTGCTGTAACCCCAAACACGTTGCCGCATTTTGAGTACATTTAGGCCCGTTATAATTTGAGAAGTGGACTGGCCATTTTCTCGTAGAACTTGAAGACGGGACAAGTTGTTGGCGTGTAGGCATCCCAAAGGACGACCGATACCATTGCCGTATAGGAATTCTTCCATACGGTATGAACGCGCTTCCTGTCGAAGCCCATTGTCAATCAAAGCGGCGATGGAGATTGGACTGTCAGCCATCAACTGGTTGGTTGCAGCAGCAGCACCATTCAACTCGTGTGCTTTGAGGGAAATCATTTCCATGGCTGAAGTTGACAGTGTTGGTGCTGTTGTTTCTTTGCCACGGTAAATACGGAACCCACCAGTCACCGATGTGCGATGGTCTTTGTCCACACGAGCAGGAATATCTACGATGGGTGCTGACATTGGGATTCGAGTGGCACCACCAGTCAATAGATCAGCTTCAGGTTCCAACTGCATGATGGTGTTGATGAACCCCCGTGGAACAGTCATCCCTGCGGATTCCCAATTGGCCTTACTAAATTCATCAGAGCCAATGGCGTTCATCACACTTGCTTTTAAGCGAACATCAATGACATCAGGGTTGCTCTTATTCTTGTAGGCATTGATGACTGCCCCCAAGTATTCCTGCTGGTTGTGAAACCCAAACTTTTCTTTGTCGTCTTCCCACAATGGGCGGGAAGTGATGCCACGAGACAAGTCCAGCATCCCGTTGGAAGCATTGGCAATACGACTGGTTGCCAGCAATGCGGCACGCCGTTCAGCCAACCCTACTTGAGTGGAACTGACAGCATTCTGTACAGATTCAAGACGATCTACAGCGTCCTTGTATTGTGTCAATTCTTCTCGTGTGATCTTGTCACCTTTGGTGTCAAACACATCAGTGATGGTAATCAGCCGAGTACGTTCATCCTGAAGTTGATTAGCCGTCATGGTTGGGACATCGGCATTCTTCACTGGGGTGTCATTGAAACACAGTTCAATTGACTGGGCATGGGTTGCCATGGTTGGGTTCCTATACTAATGGGTTTTGTGTTGAATGGTTGTTGATTCTGATTATGAGCGTTGCGTTAGCAGAATCATTCAAATGAAAGTAATTGAAGTGGTGTGTACTGTCAACTACTTACTATTTATTTCAAGAACTTACTCTTGATATTTCGCATTCTGAGTTGAAGCCGCATGGCATCCATTTCAGTGTTATCCGCAGTATACTTGTCTTTGACTGTTTCTGGGATAGATAAACAGTTCAACATGGCGGTGTCGGGACGGGCATTCCGTACAGAGTGAAAGAACCCTTTGTCCACAGATTCGGAAGCTGATAGGTAGGTCTCAGCTTCCATCATGTTGATGATGGTTTCTCTGGCAACAGGAGTCCGGGCAGCGAAGATGTCAACTATGGAATCTCTGTGTGATTCCCAACGGGCCTGAGCATTGGCTACCTCCTTGAGAGAATCAATGCGTGCGTACATGTAGGGGTTGTGCATCATGAACAATCCACCATTGCATATCTGCCGATCAGTACCAGCCAATGCCAGCCAGCCAGCAGACGAGAATGCGTAACCATCTACAACAGTGGTTACTTTACCGGGGTGTTCCAGTAATCTGTTGTAGATGGCCAGTGCAGAACCAACTTCACCACCCGATGAATTGATTCGTACAGTCAGATCCCCCTGGGGGGCTTCTGAGAGAAAGTCAGTCACGTCGCCTACAGTTACAGCGGTGTCACCTTCGTAGAACTTGTAAGGGGCTATTACATCATAAATTTCAAGTTCTTTGGCTTGGTTGAAGGCCAAGCGGCACTCTAACAGTTGGCCTGATGGGAGTGCTTTACGATTCAATACAAGTGATTCCATTTTCAATCCCTTCAGGACAGGACGCATTGGTTATCCATTGCTCACGAAGTGTGGACATGGTCATTGAGTTGATGGTGATTACATCATTCCAAGATGATAGTTGATCACCCAGCATGGTGTAAAATTTACCATTGGCGGCATAGAACTCTGTACGGGACGCTTCAAAATCATCGGGACGGGATTGTTGCTTCTGTTCCAACACTCGTGTTTCATATTGCTTCAGCCCATTGATGACGTTTATGAATGCTTTATTGGCTGCTGGTCGTAATCGTTTGTCAATGGTGTTCTTATCTGGGGCTTGGTTAAGTTTGTCTTGGGCTGCTGCGGAAGTGTGGGCTGCTTGCTGATCCATGGCTTTGGCGGCATTGTCAGCTTGCATCTGTGCCATGTCGGCGGCACCAACAAATGTGTCAATCTCTTTGCGTTGGAGTTCGTTGGATTGTTCTGCTTGTTTTTGAAGGTTGAGGCTGTGGTCTACAGTCATCAAGTTGACCGGCACATAACGCAGGTTGTTGGCGGGATCATTGGGGTCAATGTGCATACCCAGCAAGTTGGCAGCGTACTGACGATCTATCATGCCTATCTCAAATAGGTTGCGGAGAGATGTGGTAAACTTGTCAATGACACTGCGGTACAAATACAGCAGTTCAAATTCAAAGCTGAATAGCATCTGTGATGGGAGTGGGAGTAACTCCGTTCTGAATTGACTACAGATGCGGCTTATAAATGGCCCCATCCCAGTCTGAATAAATAATGCCACAGCTTGGCTTAAATCAGCAGATCCTGCTTGGGTTCCCATGTATGAGTGTAGAAGCACTGGTGGGACATTAAAGCCCCGTGACACGTCTTCTACAGAGAATGCACGGGTCTCAATAAATTGGAGATGTTGGAATGGGATACCCATGTGGACTGGTTTCAGCCCTTGTTCAAGTACACGAGTTTTGAAGATGTCTTCAAGTGGCGCGTTGGGGTCTTCGTTAAAATTGGCTTCAATGCGACTGAGAACTTCGGGTGCCAATCTGTTTTCAGTGGTCAGGAACATCTGCGTGGCTATCCCACGAGAATAAAATCTCCATCCAAATTCTTCAGATGCTTTGTACAATTCCAATGATATCTTTGAGTTGGAAATAAAACCCTGACCACGATGATACTCAGAGTCCAGTACCTTGCCTTTGAAGTGAACAATGTCATCACGGCATAGCAGTACGTATTCGGAATTCATATCACGAGAAGATAGCCCTGCATCAATTCGGTAAACCAATTCTCCTTTGGTGGCCAATCTGCCTGTAGCCAACTTCTCTTGACCTGTTGCACGGTAGATGTTGGCTGGTGGAATCCTTGAAGGATGGATGTAGTAGAGGCGTGCTGTGCGGCCTTGTTGGTCCTTCTCACGGATGTAGTAGCAGTTGCCATCCATCAGCACATCATAAATGATCTGTAGAAGTGCTTCATCTGCTGACAGTTCTGGGTGGAAATAATGAGAAAACAGACGTGACGCAGGATGCTCTGTGGTGGCCACTACACGGGTTTTACTCTGTGAACCGGGTTCAAGAGCGTACATGCGACGTGGGACACCCCCAATCATGCCTGTGTAAATGTCCAAAGCACATTTTACAGCGGACAGTTTAAGAGCATTGGAACTCTGACTTGAGTACATCTGTTCATGGTTGATCACTCCAAATAAGTTCTGCCATGTCAAAGTAGAACCACTGTTCATCACCATGTCGAACAGGTTCTTTACCGCTGATTTTTTGATAGTGGCTTCAGGTGATTTGCGTGGCCATCCAAACATTATTTAAGTCCTCTGATTTCAGAGATTGTTTCTACTTCAGGGTATAGGTAAGAACCTATTGCCATAAGTCCAGCAACTATGCCGTCTATCTTATTTATTGATTTTGATCTATCGGGTCTGACTTGTCCATCACGAGATTGGACAATCACCACATTTCCAATCATCCAGTCTAAGACAGGGTGGCCACCATGGAACAGTTGATGATCTAGCGATAGTGCTTCCATCCTTCTGCATGGTTCATTCATACCCGCAAAACTTTGAGGGTATGCACGAGCAGGGAGGCCATACTGTTTAAGACTGGTGAAGATGTGGTGGGCACCCCAACGGTCAAAACAGACTTCTCTTAGCCCTCTGAAGTGGGTGAAAATACCTTTTTGCTTGTTTCCTTTTTCGCCTATCATTGCCGACAAGATAAGGTTTTCATCTACTGTTTCTTGTGGGGATGTACTGTTAATGAGTCCAGCTTCCCACCATATATTGTAAGGGAGGTTTTGTTCCATACTTCGTTGGTAAATGGATTGGGCAGGTACCCATCCCCAATGCAACATAATTCCATAGCGTGGGAACCAAAGATTGAGAGCAGCTATATCTTTAACTGTGGCATTGTCATAGCCAGCGTAGCATTCTTCATCCTTCAGAAATTCAATCTGTTTGATGTACCATGACCAGTACAATTGGAACCTGCCAATGTACACATCCAAAGATGCTGATGAATGCCACTTGTCCGACAAAGCAATGTTGTGCCATAGGGAGTGTTCTTCAATCCACTTTCGAATGGCTACGATAGAGAGCAATGGAGTTTCTGGATCAGCATTACCATTGGCCCAAATGTGTTGAGGTATCCATGCTGTTTCAGTTTTGGTACGGACATTCAAATGTAGACGAAGAAACCTATTCAGTTCATTGGGGTTATTTTCAGCATTACGAACCAGTCTCTGGAAGTAATCTTCAGTAATGGAAACGCCGAAGTTGGGATTGGCTTTACGCCATACTTGCTCTGATCGAAAATCATCTGAAAGTTGGGCTTCATAGATTACTGGAAGAAATGTGGGTTCCCATTGCTTGTCTGTGGCAATGGCTTTGGCTTTCTCATACAGGTTGTTGCAGACGGAAGGCCGATCAAAGTCAGCAGTGGTGGTGTACACAATAAGTGGTTGTCTGCGGGCACCAGTTCCTGTAACCATAACATCAATAAGGTCGCTGTTGGCATGAGCATGTACTTCATCCACATACACAAAGTTGGGAGATAGTCCATGCTTGGTATCGGCAATTGAAGATAGGACTTTGAATACAGACCCATCAGTGTGTTCAAATGATCGTGTGGAACGAAATACTTTTTTGTCTCGTAGTCGTGACAACAATCGTGGGTTGGTTTCAATGATGTACTGACAATGACGAAAGTTGAGCGATGCCTGTTCAATGTCCGCAGCACAACAAAAGTTTTGTGCTCTCTTTTCACTATCTATAAAAAACATAATCAGGGATAGGACTGCTCCGAAGGCTGTCGTGTTATGTGTAGGCAACATGGTGTTCCCAAACAGGTATGTGCCTGATGGGGAATCCACTGTGATACACCGCATTGGTTCGGACTTACAAGGAGTGATAGAAACAATGTGGCAGTTTCTTGATCGTCCTGTTGATGCTGTCAGTTTCTGTCTGTCTAATTTCCTTTGTAGTCGGAATACTGGATGGGTATCTTTGAACGCCATGAATTGAAGTTGGAAGTACGTACCAACAACTCCTGTTTGGCATGATTTATGGATAGTACGTTTTGAGTATTTTAACCCTAGTGATGCCAACAATTCCGCAACATTGTCAATTAGTTTTTCATCTTTGTTTATAAATGAAATATCTGTTCCACGTTTACTTATCGTGCCGTATGAATCCATCAATCCTTGAAGTAGCGACAGTCTTTGACTGATGGATGATCTTAAGTAATTCCTAGGGATATGTTTGTGAGAGAACACAATTTCACACTGATCAATATCCTGATCTCCAATTGTTATGCTCCCACTGGCTGAAGCACCATCCCCCAACCAATAGCCTAGCAAATAAGGATCAATTGGAAGTTTAGCAGTCTCGCAAATAATCCCGTTGTGCATTGGCACACAAAATGATTTACCGCAACCACTATCCACACCACGATCAAATAATTCTTGTGTAGTCCATACACCTTCATATAAATCATTACCAATACTATTTAGTGTTGGTGATCCTTTACTATTGTGTTTTGGATGTTGAAGTCTGGAATGAATATACCATTGATGATCTGCACATGCTTTTACTGTTTCACCATTAGAGAACTTGACATCAAATGATTTTGGATTCTGCACTGGTTGGTGAAGGTAACTGATGCCACATTGATTCCCATCTTTGTCGAACAGTACATCTGTATCCCGAAGTGTTCCCATAGTTCTCCATCCAGAAACTGTGGGGATAGGACAATTTAGATCCAATAACTTGCCATTTTTTCGCGGCACATATATGAAGCATTCTCGGAACCTTCGGTAGTTGGTCCCTTCTTCTTTCCAACAGAACAAGTTGGCATAAATTCGTGATTGCCATTGCTCAGGTATAAACGGCAGTCCTGTGTTTTCTGCTTCCGGGTAAAAACATTCATTGGTGATGAATGCTACAATCTTGTCCCACTCCTCTGTATCGAAGTAATATCCTTTAGCAGAAGTGAATGGATCGTAGAGTGGGATGCCTTTTAGGAAAGTGGTGGTAACAACTTCCTGCCATTGCCAGCCAACCAATTTTCCTTTCTCATACAAAGTCTCTGGTATCTTGAGTCTACTGGGTCCATGGATGTAAGAAGAAGCTGGGTCAATTTCCAATTCAAGGTCAAGCATGAGTGGGGGTTCTGCTTTGTTTAGTTGTCAAAAAGAATGGTGTCTGTCTCAAATGACATTACCTCATCTTCATCAGATCCTGTTCCTGTCCATGTGAAAGTAAGTACACCTGAGTATTTATATCCTATCAACCCTTTAATGGTTTCTGAAGGTAATAATTCAATGGTGGCGTATGGGGCCTCATCACCTGTACCAGTTCCGGGTGGGTCTGTGAATGTGGCAGTCCCAGATATCGTGCGGGATGTGTCTGTTTCGCCATTACGTTTGATGGTAAATGTGGCAATAGCATCAGCAAAGTACAGGGTGCCTGTGACTGATATTGGTGTCCCATCAGTGTCAACAATTGGGATTTGAATACTCCTACCATTGGCTGTAGTGTAAGAATCCCCAATGGTAAGTGTTTCGGGGAAGGAAGTAATTGTCCCCGGTTCCAATACCGCTGCTGCCAACAACGATGTGATAGCAGAAGCGTTGCCTATCAGATCTGTTTTGTCTGCTATTTGTGTGGACAGCAGATATCCAAATGTTCCGGCAATGTATGATCCGGGTTCCACTGTTGCCCACGGATCACCACCACCACCACCACCTGATGGCGCATTGGCCAATGCAGCAACTGTGAACACGGATGTGCCTGCCGTGAAAGCGTTGTACAGAGACTTGCCGACTGAGGATGCGGTTGTAAAGTCCCCGGCAGTTGCATCCTGCCAAACACCCGTTGCAATCTGTGCCGCTGTCAGGTTGGATGGGGCTGTGTAACTGGCCGAGGCTAATCTGCTGCTAATAGTCGCATCAATACCTATGGCAACCGTCGTATTTGTCGTGCCGATATTCGCCGCAAGTGTGTTCGTCCACTGTGTCGTTGATAGGGCTGTTGCGGCAATAGCCAGACCGCTCTGGATCTCTGTGACAGCATCCGCTGCCAGCGCCGAGGCGTTGACAACATCAGCCACCATCAGCACCGTTTGACTTTTGTCGTAAACTTGAAACGTCGCCGTCGTCAATGTCAGCGTGACGAACCACCGAGCAACCGGCGTTGTGCTGACCAACGCAATCAACTCATACTCGCCAGCAGGAACGTCTGTGTACGCTCCAGCGTATGTGCCTTTGCGATTCGTTGCCTCCGTTGTGCTGACTGACGCAACCTGCGTATCGCTGCCGACAGCAAATAGTTTCGCCGTGATTGTCTGCGATGGTGGGCTTCGGAATTCGATTGTTTGTGTGGCCATTATTATCCACCTTCTGGTTTAGTACGTTGGCGTAATCGTTGTGACACTATCAGAGGCCAAAATAACCGCCGATTGAATCGCTAAGTTTTTTTCGTACTCTCTCACAATTTCAACGATGTACGACACTATCGCATCCTTAATTTCGCGATCTGTTGCATTCCTGCCTAGCTGTAATTTTTCTCCGTAGGCTGTTGCCATTCTTGCCGCGTCTGGTTCGGATGTCGTGATCGTCATTAATAACATTTGATTCCCTTAGTTTATCACATAAAATCCAACTGATGTTTCGGCTGTCGCTGCTGCGTCAAGTGTGATGGTAAAAGATCCTGCTGCTGGCACTACATTCTTAATCGTCGCCGTCGCATCGTTTGTTCGTACCACTGCAAAGACAAGTGACGTTGTTGAGACTAACGAATTGGTAACCACCAGCGATGTCGCTGCTGCTGCAAAATTCACAGTACCAGATATCTTATTGATCGTTTGGGCACCAGTTGTCCCACCTGCTGTAACGGTGGTGGGATACGAGATCAATCCAGTGGATGCAATCGTAATAATGCTCACAAGTGTATTCAGTGACGATCCTGAAACTCCTGCCGCCGCGACCTGCAAAGTGATAGAGCCACCGAGACCTGTCCCTGTTCCACGCCCACCGGCAATAGTGACTGAGCCACCAGATATGTTCGTACCTGATCCCCCAGTGCCATTAGCGACCCATGTTGTCGGCGTTGCGTTTGTGACGCCTTTGCCAAAATAGATGTCTGACGCAGGATACAATGAAGAACCTGCAATAAACTGCGCTGTGGCAGTGGCACTGGCAGCACGTCCTATTGCAATTGTGTTCGCGATTCCGGTGGCACTGGTATTTGCGTTGTCGCCAAATAGGCAACAACCTGTTATGTCGGCTCGGTTAGCTCCAGCCGCGTTCCCTACGACTGTGTAAGCACTGCACACTGCTGTAGTGGCTGCATAATTTCCAATTGCGGTAGTTGAATTATTGTTCGACGTGTTGGCATTCGAGGCGGATTGGCCAATCGCAACATTGTCATAACCTGCGACCATCGTTTGCAAAGCAGCGTATCCAACCGCAGTGTTGCGGAGGCCAGTCATGTTCATTCCAGCCAATGCGCCAAACACTTCCGAGGTGGAAGCGGCGACGGTATTTGAAAACGAACCTGCTGCGGTTATACGGGCTTTTACCGCTGCACTAGAATTTCGTGTCTCAAATAAATTAGCTGTTTGGCTCGCAAATGCTGCAATCGCAACGGGAATATCCGAAATCGCCTGTGAAGTTATCACCGCCACACCGTTGACCGTAATTAGTCCACCGAAAGTCGGCGCAGTTGCGAAAACTAACGCCCCGCTGCCCGTCTCGTTGCTTATGACTCCAGCAAGTTGTGCAGACGTGGTTGCAGCAAACTGACTTAGCGGATTTGCGACAAGTGCGTCGCCGCCACTAGCCGCCGCCCACGAAGGCAAGCCACCCGTCACTGTCAACACCTGTGCCGCTGATCCGATGCCCAGCCGCGTGAACACACCGCTTGCGTTACGATAATGCAGATCGCCAGTCGCATCGCTGCCAACCGTAATTGTGACGCCTGCAATCACAGCCCCAGTCGATAGTGTGCCAACCGTCACAGTGCCAAGTGTCGCGATGTCTGTGCCGACCAGTTTGCTTGCCGCTATAGATCCCGCCAGCATTGCGTTTGTGACTTTCAACGCGCCAATCGTTGCTGCAAAAGATCCTGTGCCTGTGCCAGTGACATCGCCTGTCAGGGCTATCGTCTGATCACCAGTGTTCGTGCCGCTTGATGTGCCGCTAAACGTGCCTGATTGCGTGGCGAGTGAACCGAGTCCCAGCGTCGTCCGTGCCCCTGACGCATCGACAGCCGTCATCAATGCGCGACCGACTGTCGTGGTATCAATGATTTGTGTTGCGATCAATGCTTCAACGGACATGTCTTTTCGCCTTCAGTCTTCAATCTGGAACTCAAACCCACCAGTAACCGCCACCAGCTTTGCACTTTTAGTACATGCGGCCTTGCTGCTATACGCTTCGCTGTTCGCCATGCACTCGCCGTTGCCACCGACGAGTCGCCAGAACCATGCACCGTTGATGTTTTTTGTTGCTACGACTTTCATTCGTTCTTCTCCGTTTGCTCATCAATCTTGCCACTTAATCTGCCGACCGTCTGTGATATCTCAGCTATCCTGCCATGCATCACATCTATCTTTCCGTGCAGTTCTTTTCGATCGCCCTTGCACTCTTTCAGTTCCTCCGTGAACCAGATCCACATCCGGGCGACCGCTGCTGCCAGCACCGCACCGCCCGTCGTCATCAGCCCTAGGATTACTTCCGATGACACATTCATGCTCTTGATTCTTTCGGATTGAGTAGTTGTCGTCACATTTGTTTTCTGGAAGTAATATCAGTCACCGCCGCCGTGATCGTAAGTTAGCCAACCAGAAACTTGCGTTGCACTCCCCAAGTTAAGTATCAGTGCTTCTCCTGCTGCTGTAATAATGTGGCCTGTTGGGTCGTATCCGGGTGCCAATACACCCGTGGCTCCCAATGACATTACACCCGTTAATGCAGTGGAGCCGGACTTGAATTGCACTGCGTTGGCGGTAACGGCTACCAGTGAAAAGTTTACTACGCGAACTTGTGTCCCGGCAATTGCTGCAACCAGTGTATTGTCACCAGAACTTGCGGTAGTGACGGATATGCGATTGGTCTTATTCATGCGTACATTCCATATGAGGTTCTGGAAGTAATAAATGTCAATACAGGTAGGCTATTAAGTCACTAACTGGTTGTCAACAAATATGTGGTATGGTCTTGTGGGCTGGCGTTAACTATCGTTCGGGAGGGACGTGTCACGATGCAATCAGTTTAGCAAAGGATTGTTTATGAAACGTATTGTCAGAAAGCCATCCCATGCCAAATCCCGTAGAAGGGTCACCAAAAGTGGCAGTATTGAAAAATATGCCAACAGACTGAGAAGTCATATGACTCGTGCTGAACAGTTCTTTTGGAAGGCATTACAAGTCAGGCAACGATGTTGGGAATTCAAATTTGCGCCCCAGCAAGTGGTGCATGGGTACATCCCAGACTTTTACTGTGAGCATGTCATGCTGGCAATAGAGATTGATGGGAGAGTCCACGATAGGAGAGATGTGAAGCGGAATGATTCGCTCAGAACACGCAGGTTGAACCGGATGGGAGTAACAGTAATCAGGTTTAGTAACTCTGAAGTGTTTGGTGCAGCACATAGAATTATATCCATGATAGAAGAAGCAATGGATATCTATAACACTGGCAGGTAGAGGTATCTAGTACACAAAGCTGTGTAGCTGGGGTTATATTACTCCTGGACCCCCTACCCCCTGTCCATGATAGGGACAGTAATCGGAAGTCCGCGAGAGTAATGAATTTACTCCTGCATTGTTCTGGCAAATCTTAGATTAGTGTCTTTATTGCCAAGGCTTCAAGAATCCCCCCCTGAAAGACAGATCGTGTCATGTTCGGCAGTTCTTCAGTGCCATTGCATGACGATGAGCAGTTTGTGTGTTTTCACCAAACATGTCAAGTCATTTTATAAAATAGGTGTACAGGTAGGTGTACAAAGATTCTGATAGAATTATGGTTGACTGTTGGTAGATATGCTGATACCATACTCCTCAGCGTGGTACACAATCAATTAAAAGAAAGGGACAAATGGCTGAAGTCAGAAAAAGAAACGTCAACAAAGACCCAGCAACCAAGGTGTACGGCATTAGTGCTTCTACAGGCTTCTGGGAACAAGTAGCCATAAAGTGTAAGGAAACCGGCCAAGGACGCTCCAGCGTGATTGTGGAGGCTCTGGCAGAGTATTGGGGGCTGATTAACGTGGCTTCCAAGAGCGTAGGCAGACCAAAGAAGAAAATGGTCAAACAGGCCCACAAGTAACAATCGAAGGTGGGTGTTTTGTTCACTCACCAAGTACAACCCCCCAGTTAGGTGATTAAGATGTTAAATGTTCGACAGAAACCAGTACGGTTGGGAATGCCAGATCAGTACAAAGTTATGCAATGGATTGAGTCTCATCGAGACGTAATGACTGATCATACTCAGGCTCAAGTGATGAGAATGTTAAAGGCGGATTTGAATGTTGCTGTGAGTGTGTCAACCCTTGGCAACATAGAAAAGGCCATGGGGATTGTTCGTGTAAGAGGTGGTGTAGCTGGTTCACCAGCTAGAAAAGATCGAGCAATTGTTATTGCTACTGAATTGGTACGATTGATGAAAGAATGTGGGATGACTCCCAGCCTTGATTTAGTTGATGTCTCAGGAGGAAAATAATGAAGACTACTCGTAAGTCTGCTATGTGGGGTATTATTATTCGGTTCGCAGCTAGACTGGAAAGGTTTGGTGGTGACCATGACATAACAGATGAGGAGTTGGCATTGTTGGCTGCACATGTGCCTAAGCAAGCTAGGAAGCTGCTGATTAAACCAATCGGAAAGGTAGGCAAAAGACAAACTAAAAAAGTGTAGAGTTACCGGAAGTATGTAATCTTCTGCATTTCGGTGACGTGAGCCTCAATGGGCTGTAGGGATGTTGCATCAGGGTTGACCAGATAATGGATATCTCTGGGCGACATCCCTATCTTTTCTAGTAGCTTGACCAGCATGGGCTGTTGTCGCTGTAGAATGTTGTAATACGGAGATGGCTGAGAAGACATAAATTGTCCTTCTTCTGTAAACTTATCAATCACCAATCCCTCAGTGTCCAATTTCTCTCTACAAGTATTCATCAAACATATTACTTCACAGAGTTCTGAGATTAGTAATGTGTATGTTGGACTGAGGCACCTACGGTTCTCCATGTCGGTGCATATGAAGTGCCACAACTGCTTCATAATAACATTTTGTTCAATTCGACTGGGCACAGTCATGGTGTTCACTGTACATAAGTCAGTGCATTCACCAATAACTGCTGTTCCTCTAAAGAAAAACTGCTCCAGCGATGTTCTACGCTTCCTTGTCCCCATGATGTACTTTCGTGTGATATGTATTACTCTCAGAAACCATGATATGGTATCAGAGTTGTTTGGAATGCTATGAAATGCTATCAATTAAAAATAGGTCAGTCAATGCAGATATAGTTTGTGCGTCACGG